TTGTCAGGCTGTGCCATGCCGAGGGCCTTGGTTATCTTCCCGATGGATTCCTCAAGCGAACCGAGCTTCTTTACGAGGCTGTCTTCCTCAGCACTGGTTTTCTTCTCACCGTCCGGTTCAGACTCGGCCTCGGCTATCAGCTCCTGAAGCTTTGTAAGGAGTTTCTTTATCCGTGAAAGCTGTCCGGTGCTTATCTCCTTTATCTTCCGGCCCGCCTTCTCGAACTCCGCCTCATCGTCGCTATCGGTCTTTCCGGCCTGCTTGCAGGGACAGTTCTTCTCCACGGTGCTCAAGATGGTCTTTACCTCCTCAAGCATCTTCTTTCGCTTGTCGTCCTTCTCACCTGCAAGGAGCTTATCGAGCAGAAGCAGTGCCCGCTTATCCGGAGAGGTCTTAGCCTTCTCCACCTCGGGCGGCTTGGTGCTCTCTACCGGCTCAAGGTCTCCCGATGCCTCTACCAATTCCTCTTCAATGATTTCTACCTCATCAGCCATATCTATACCTCCTTCCATATTGGCTTGCTTTTCCATTTCCTCTATCTCGCCTCCATCCGATTCGTACTCCTCAAGCGCCTTTTCTATGTACCACCTAAGCGCCCTCGCTTTCGGGTTGGCAGGCACAGCCACAAGCGAAACCTCAAGGAGTTGCATCTTGAATATCACGCGGGCGTATTGCTTAAGCTCCGGTATCCACTCTTTCTTGGCATCAAGAATCTTCCCCCGGATGGAGAACTTATTCAGAACTCCCTCTGTAATTTTTTGCCAGATGTCGGGGGCGGTCTTTGAGATGAATATCTTGAGCCAGAGTCCGCCCTCGCGCGCCTCTGACTTTTCGACCTTACCGATTGCCTCGTCGGCGTTATGGTTATGAAGCACGGTCGAGTTCTCGATAAGGTCCTTGGCCGATGCCTCGATTGCCTGCTGGGTGATGATGTCTTCCTGCAGGTCGAAGTCCGATGTCGCGGCAAATCCCTCGACAATCCAGTTGCCCTCGTCCTCATATGCCTTATCTATGTCTATAGAACACTCGAACCTAACCGGCTTCATTTTGGATTCTCCTCAAAAGGCAGATTCTGACCTCGTGCCTTGCCAAATACAAGGTTTTCGTGTTGCTCTTCGTCTCGGCCGGAAGGGAAGCCCGATGTCTGCCGGTAGGTAATCTTGTACTTCTTCACCAGTCGTTTGAACTTGGAGATTTCGGCCGCCCACGGCACCTGACAGTTCCGGGCGGAAGAGACGAAGATATGCCCCGTGCTTTTGCAGAGCCTGTGAAGGATGTCCACCGCCTCTTCCTTCTTGAGGTCTTCCTCTTTCCACGGCTCTTGCAGAAGTACCGAATTCGAAACCTTGTAAGAGTTGAAATAAAGCACATGCCCCTTGTCCTTCCTGAAAAAGGGCGGGTCGAAGTAGACCACGTCGGACTTGGGGAACGTCGTCTTTCTGGCATCGAGGTTGGTAATCTTTCCCTTGCCTCCAATCTCTCCGATAAGGCCGTTTACCTCTTTTATGGCATGACCGAGGATGCGCTTTACATCGGGTATGGTCTCCCAGTTGCGGGTGGAGTAGCCGCTCCCTGAATCCGAATACATGGTCTGTAAAAGACGGGAGACTATCGCCCGGGCAGTATGGAGCTTGTTACCGGGAAAGTTTTTTGTGGCAAGCACGAGACCGTCTATGTATCTCCGAATCTCTCTCTTCCGGGGATACATTCCTTTCCACTCTGTCGTAAGCCAGCCGTCCTTGGGCGCGGTGTTGACGAGCTTTTCTATGTCGGCCTCTGAAAAAGCCGCTCCTTCGAATATGCCCTTTGAATACCAGTAAGGGACTATGGAGAGGTCGTTGCCTGTTACCTGATAGCCCTTTCTTGCGGCCTCGATTAATACGGACGAGCACCCGCAACATGGGTCAAAGACGGTGCCGCCGTCTTCGGGGAACTTCTTTGCGATGTAGTCGGCAAAGCGGCGCTTGTTGCCGATGTAGTTTGCCTTCTCTAAATTTAAATCTCTTTCCATATCCTCACCTACTCAATCGTTATCGTGCAACGGCAAGATGGGTGCAATGGTGCTAACCCGATGCCGTTGTCCTCAAGCCAGCTCGTGGGCTTGCCGCGCATGTATTCCCTGCCAGCAGATGTCCGAATGTAGAAATCGTCACGGGCCTTGTCATGAGACGGCCATGGCGATATCCACTCGATATCCGAGGGGGACTTCTCAATAGCCATACGAACCCGGCTCATCATCCTTGGGACGCTGAACTCAAGCCCGTCGAGATATGAGCACCGGCTGCATGTCCGCTCATCCCCCACCGCCCGCCAGATGTAGGTCTCAATCTCGGCCTCTTCCATCGAAAACAGGCTCCCCCAGTTGCGGGCACGGTTTACGCTTGCCGATGCCACGCGGTTATAAAGCTCAATCTTTCCCGGAACCCGTTGCTTGCCGAATGTAAGCTCTCTCAGTTTCTTGGCTATATCCTTGCGGCCGAGGCCGTCCTTTAAGCCCTGAGTTATAGTCTCTTTAAAGCTCTCCCTCATGTGCGAGGGGAAGACCTTCCCAATCCAGAAGCGGTCGTGCTCTACCATCCAGTCCAAGGCGGCCCTGTGGGCCTCGTCAAAAAGCGTCTGGATGCCCTGAGGAATTCCCTTCATGGCCTTGCCAGCCTTGAAAGCCCGGAAGAGATACTTCTTTGCCTCAGGCTCGAACTTTTCCACGAGGTCTTTGCCGAGAATCCTTTCAGTCGACTTGAGAAGCTTCTCAAGGTCGCCAGTCAAATCAAGTTCCTCGAACTTCTGATATTGACTCTTGAGCACCTTCTCAAGCACACTCCGGTATAGCCTCTGAAACGCCTCTATCTCGTTGGCCGAGGCCTTCGAGAGCAGTGCGTCGCCCACGATGTCTGTTATCAGCCTGTCGGCCTTTATAAGGCTCTCAGTCTCTATGACTGCCATTTCCCCTGCTATTTTCATAAACGCTTACTCCTCGTTTTGAAAGTTCCTCTCGTATCGAACCCTGAAGCGTAAGAAGCGAATCGACCAGCTCCCTTGCTGGCTCTTGAGCTACCATAGGTAGCCTTACCCCGCCCTCGGCAAGGGTATCTAAGCCCAGAGGCCCCATGCTCGACATGATGAATGGCACATCCGCGCCCGGATGCTTAAGTGGTTTTTGAAGCATCATCTTCCGCCCCTCATTTATCGTGAGGACGCCAAGCCTTATGAGCTTCTGGACAATCTCCGCAACCTTACCCTCATCGGTTACATCAATCTCCTTGAACTTAAGCTCCCAATCTTCTATGCCGAATCCCTGCTTGATGAGGAAGTTATTTATCCGGTATTCAAGCCGGGTCTGCTTGGGCTCGATGACGTGATACTTGAATATCTCCTGCTGGGTTTCGCCTTCGCCTCCTCCGCCGAGGCCGCCTTTCTCGGTTAGGCCGATAAGCCTTCCCGGAACCCCGTGCGCAACCCTGATTTCCTCTGCATTGTCGTTTCTGAACATCCGAAACGAGGCATCCTTTATGTCAACGGAGAGGGGCTTTATTTCGATATCTACCTTCTCGCCTTCTTCCTGAACGACCTCGAGGATGAGGGTCTTATGCGCCTGCCCTTTGATGTGGGTGCGGAAGTATTCCTCTATGCGTTTGCGAGTTCCCCTTGCAAGCTCTCCGCCTTTGACGATGATTGCGTACTGGGGAATGGCGTTATTGTCAAAGAAGTTGATATTGAAGTCCCCGGCCTTCTTGTTGCCGATAAGGGCCCGGAATGCCGGAAGAAAGTCCGGCAAGCCGTAATAGCTCGAACGGGGATGGTAATTCTTGAGGTGGATTACCTCGTTTAGAAGCCTTCTCTCAGCAATCGGCTTGTCCTTGTCCCTTGGGTCGTATGAGTCCGGGTTCTTGGGGTCTGAGTTGAAATTCCTGAAGTAGACCAGCTTGTTGTCCCTCTGCTGGATAAAGCCCTTCTTGTCTTTCCGGACACGCATGGTGACAGCCGGGATGTGGTAAATCTCCTTGGGCGGGCCCTGACCGAAGCGATTGCGGACTATCTCGAAGTATCCGTTGCCGAGGGCCTCGAAGTCGGTTAGGACATTCTCAAGCACCTCTCCCCAAGTCATTTCGGGGTTCGGGAAATTGAAGAACTTCCTCAGGGTCTCTTTGTTCTTCTCGTCGGGCTTTTCAATGCCTTCAGGAGATACGAAATCGAATCCGAGACCGGCCGTGGTGATTGCCTTTGCTTTGACGCACCTGTAATGCCATGTGTTTATCTCAAGGAAGAGTGCGAGGGAGTTGAGGTTGTAAGGCGGCTCCTTGGCTCCGGTCTTATCGTAATCCCAAGTATCCTCAGGAAGTTGTGTAGACCGCCCAGCGGCATCGAGGGCGTCCTCTTTGCCTTTGCCAAGAACCTCTGCTTTGACTATCGCGCTCATCAGCCTCCTTACGCAAATAAAAAGGGCCAAGGCCCATACGCTTGAGTCAAGACTTTGTTCAAGCATAGGGCCTCAGCCCTTTGGAGGCTGAAGCAGACTCAAATCAAGATTTAGTTCAAGAACTTATTCGCTAATTTCTACTATAAGCATGACGCAGACAGATAGCAAATGTTTTTCGCTCTAAAGCAAAAGTTTTTCGTTTGAGCGCAATCACAACGTCCGCCACCTTCTTGAATAATCGCTGTGGTAATTCGGATGAGATTCCCTCCATTTCAGCCCATAGGATTTCTTTCCTTCAGCCCGACATTGTTCACTGCAGTTTTTCCTATGGGGATGAAACTTGTCAGGCTCAAACGGTTTCCCGCATACTTGGCATCTGTTTCTTTTTTCTGCCATCTCCATCTTATTGGCACTTCCCAAACAGCACATCCGAAACAATGGCATCGTGCTGGGCGCGGATGAATGTCCCCTCGAATTCGACCCGTCCGGTATAGAAGCGGTTGCCGAGGATGCCCCGGATGGTAGAGACCTGCCATTTGCCGCCGCGCTTGGTCTTGATAGCGTCTCCGTTGAGCCTGTCGCATATCCACTGGAGGGTCTTGCCCTCGGACTTCCAGATGAATATCTGCTCGATAACCTCGGCCTCTTCCTTGACGACTATGACGCTGTCGCCATTCTTGGTATAGCCATATGGAAGCCAGCCGCCGATATAGCCTCCCTCGGAGGCCTTCTCTCGCTTCCCCTTGGAAAGCCTCTCGTAAATCAGCCTTCCCTCGAATTCGGCAACAGAGGACATGATATTGCGGTAGAGGGCTCCAGTTGGGGTAGAGGTATCCACACCTTCACGAAGAAAGACCGTATCTATATCGTGCTTCCTGAGGTACCCGTCTATCTCGATGACGTCCTTGACCGACCTTCCAACCCGGTCTATCGATGGGAAGACCACGACATCGAACTTGCCCTCTCTGGCAGCCTGAAGGAGCTTCTCAAGGGCGGGCCGGTCTTTCTTATAGCCGGAGACGCCTTCTTCTCGGTAGACCTCCAGAAGCTCCCATCCCTTGTACTCTATGTGCTTCCTGATTTCGGCTTCCTGGGCCCCGAGGCCATAACCGTTCTTTGCGGCACGCTCCTGAGAAACCCTGATGTACCCGGCGGCCCGTGGGGCTATGTCTTTATTCTCCGTCATCGTCCGATATCTCCGTGTTGCGTATCTTTGCTATTAGTTCGGCCGTCGTGAGTCTCTTCTTGGCCGCTTTCTCTGCATCTTCCCTGCTCGTAAATATGGTCGGGTTACAGTCCATCGACAGGCCTCCCCGGAACTGGAGCTCCAAGCCCCTAAGCGAGGTCTCGAAGCAGATGTCCTCGATCACGCTCTCAGAATTTGCATCTGTCACAACATAGAACTTGTCATTGGGTCCGATTTTCATGGTGCTCCTCCTTTCGTTTTCTGATCCAATGACGCCGTGTTTACATAGTAAAGTCAAGTCATTTTCAAGCAAGTTGCCGGAATATTCCGAAAATCCCAAATCAAAATTAGCCCCGTCATATTTCCGGTGTAGCCGATGGTTTTCGGGTCGGGATTTTCTAACAAAATTTAGGGTAAGGCTTCCCCAATCCCGCATAGCCTCAGAATTCCTTTTAAATATCAAAGCTTACAGTCCTTTTACAAGGCGCACGGTCAGCGAAGGGTGTTTGACCCTATGCGTCTCTGGCAAATCGATTTTGCTACAGTAACCACACATCCGTATACCTGCATATAAGCTATTTCTTCAAGCTCCAAGCCGCTTACACGATACTTGCCGTTACTTCCTTCTTCCTTCTCGGCTTGTCCCTGGTGATCCCAGCCGCATGGACAGCCAAGGCCATCGCCCAGAACTTATCGGCGTGGTGCCGCTCGTTCTTCTCGGTGTCATATCGAGAGTATCCGGCCTCGGTTGACGACTTCTTTATCGAATGAATCTGCGATGTAAGCTCTCTGTCCCTCGGTATCTGAATCTCCTCGTTCTCGAATACGATGTGGAGGTCTACGGCGAGGGTCTCCTTTATCTGGCCTATGAGGGCCATGCCTTCGACACGCGGGCCAAACTCGGCCCTCATGTTTTCGGCGAGGTTCATGCCTATACCGTGTCTATCTATACAGAGCCTCCTGAATCGTTTGGA